TAACAACACTATTTGTTGCTGCTGATAATGTTACTTGTGTGTTTGCTGCTTTAGCACTAGCTGAACCTCTCGCTGGAACAGGGATATGAATCGTGTCGCCCTTCTTTCCTTTGTGAGATAGCTTAGTAACTAGGTTAGCAACCACTAGATTTGACTTGTACGCACCTATAACTTCATCCGACCATAGTTCAGGAATGAAGTTATTGGCGATAGTAGTCGTTACTTGGTTTGTACCCAAAGCCATTTTCTTCTCCTATTATAAGTAAATTATTTAACCCTACCTTCCGCATACGCTAGTTGAATTTCATCAGCTAGTGCAGCATGTCTGTTAGGGTCTGTTACCTGTAGATTGATTAAATCAGCTCTACGGTAAATCTTTTTACCACCTACAGAATCTCCTGAAGAGCGTGTTTCTGAGCTAGTCTTTTGTAATGCTTTCTGTCTTTTGACTTTTTGTGCTTTCTTAACTTCAGCAGTTTTAGTTGCCATGTTAATCTGCTTCCATGTTGTAAACAACTCGTTAGCAGCTTCAAAGTCATAAGAGTCAGCAGTACGGAATAACTCTTGTCGTATCTTGCTTGCTCCAATCCAGTTACGAAAGTCTTGGCTCTCCACTATTTCCTTAAAATCAGGGTGCGTAGATTCTAATTGTGCTTGATTCAACGCTTGATTTTGCATGGCTCTAGTTTCTTTAGCCTTAACTACATCGGGATGTTTTTCTATAGCTGAGTTAACTGCGTTTGCAGGGTCAGCATAGAACTGGTCCTCGAATGGTACTGGTTCTTCTGTGGGTGCAGTAGTTTCTGCAACTTGTTGTTGAGTTGACATTAAACTATCAATTAATTTCCGTTGATGTCCAACTTCCATACCTTGTTTGCCTAATATTCTTTCAGCATTTTGGTGCATCTCAATAACTTCTTCAAGTGATTTGCCAGCATACTTCTCAGGAACTATAGATTCTGGTTCTGTTACCTCAACTTCTGTTTCTTCTTGGATATCGTAATCCTGTTGAGCTTCTACCGCTTCTACTTCTTGATTTTCTGTTATTGGTTTTTCAGTTAAAGGTGTTTCTTCTACTACTATACTCATGTTTTGGTCCTCGCCCATTTGGGTTATGAAGTTATATTAAGGTAGAGTCCTTATGAAGAGGATTGTTCTACCGCTAGTTTTGTTGCATCTTCCAAACTTCTTAACTGTCTTAGAATTTGCAACTGACCCTTAGCGTGCCAAAGGTCTTTCTCACTTTCAAGAGTGCGTATGTCTACTACATTCTCTTCAGTAATCTTCATGTCAGCCATTAAGTCTTTCCACCCTTCGGTTTCAAACATAGCTAACCTGTCTTTTAAAAACTGTTCATCATTCTTTGGCATATCTACTGTACCGTTGAATTAATTGCTGCCTTAGAACCTGCTTCTCTAGCCTTAGCTAGATTTAATATAGTTTCTGATTTAAGGTGTTCCATCTCTGGTACATTTCTTTGTGTTTCAGATTGTTGATTTCTTATATCAGCCTTAAGTTTATCTAAACTTAAAGCATCTTTCTGTAATTTAATTATAGACTCTTCAACTTGTATCTCATTAGGTACTGCTTGAGCAGCTTCAGCTTGCCACTTAATTGCCTTAGCTTTTTCTTCTTCAGCTTCAGCTAGTGTCTTTTGTATTTCAGCTTGTGCTTGTTGTATTTGTAACTCAGTACCTATATTTTCTAGTTCTTGTTGCTGTGCGTCAGGTTGACTACCTTGCATTAAGGCTTGTACAATCTGGTCACGATTATGAATACTAGAGTTTTGCATCATAGCTAATAAGATTACATCAAAAGCAGGAGAATCTTTAGGTATAGATTGTAACATCTGTACCATCTGAGTCATCTCTAATTCCTTAGCCATTATACCCATAGTTGAATAAGGTATAAACTTGTAATCATTAACTGGGTATCTATCTACATCAAATTGTATCTTCCTCCACATTGATTTCTGTATTAAAGGTACAAGGAATGTGTTTTGGAAATTCATTAAAGTGCGCTTTTGTCTTTTAATAGCAGCACTTTGTTGCATAGACATACCACTAGCTGTAGCTCTATCACCTGCTACACCATCAGATGTGCCTGTACCCATTTGAATCATAGCCTGTAAGCTAGATACTTGGTCGAATGTACTTGGGTCTGTTGTTCCCATGTCTAATGGCATAATAGCATCTCTAGGATTACCATTAGTAAGTACTGTCTTGCCCGGTCTAACTTCAAACTTAACACCTCTAGGTAGTCTTGTAGCATCCGCAGCCATCATAGGAGTAGTCGTTAGTGCTAGGGAATCAATTCTAGCTCTCATCTCAGCATCTAATGCTTTCTGTGCGTTATATGCCTTCTCTGAAACTCCTCTACCCCAGAATTTATTAGGAACAATGTCATGTTGGTAAGATATAAAAGGTCTATCCTCCATGATAAATAAGTTTTGCTCTACTCTAAGTATATGTTCATCATTACATATAGTAACTACAGCTTCTACTAGCTCGTCTTTCTTAGTATATTCAAAGTCATCTTTATCTTTAGAAGGTTTAAGGAATCGTTTAGGTACTTTACCCCAGTATTCTGTAATCTTAACTGAGTCAGACTCATCAGCTTGTTTCATCTCAGGGTCATAACCAAATGATACTGTATCATAACTACCATCAAGAGGTACATCTCTATATATACCTGATAGAATACCTTCAACTACATGATAACGAGGTTTAATAACCTCATGTGCTACACCTAAAGCTTCATTAATTGAATTAGCTGATGGGTCTATAAGAAACTCTTTCGGAGATATAGGTTCTACCTTTATATCTATTGAGGGGTACTCTACTAACTGACGAGTAGTAGTGGTTGTACCTTCTACAGGTACTTCAGCAGGTGTTCTTTCTACAGATTGTTCTACAATTATCTTTCCAATACCAGTACCGTAGATAGCACTATTGAGAAATACCTCACATATTGCATCTTTACAGCCTGTTTTCTCTAAATCTTCTTGTAGGAGATTGCGTACATACTCAGCATCGCTAGGGTCTTGGTCTAACATGTCATCCTGTATGTCGAACCACTTACCTCTACCAAATGTTGCCTCCTCTAACTCCGCAACAGCAGACTCAATAGCTTGCTGCATCGCAGGAGCTATGATTCTAGACTTTTCAGAGGTGCGTGTTCTGTCTTCTTGTAGCCAAATACCGCGCCACAGTCGATAATACTCATCCCACTTCTGTACATAGTTAGTATCTCTATGGGTACGCCAGCTTTCTAGCCTATGATTAAGCCATCCAGCTAAAGCTTGATATTTAGTTTCTTTATTCTCAAACATTAAGTATCCTGTCTTTTAATGAAAGAACTTCTTGGATAATTTTCATCAGCTATTTTTATAGCTTCATCAACACTACTATATCTATCTGCAATGGCTTGTTGATATGTACCTTCAGCATTATCAAAATCCATTTCTGGATTTCTACGATTAAGCTCTCCAGCTATCATAGCTCTTGTATTTTCTAAATCACTCATTTCATTAAAAATCTCTTGCCGCTCAGCTAATTTTTGAGAACCTAATTCTTCATCAGTAAAGTATCTACCTTCTTTCTCATTAATAACAATATCATCTAGTCTATCTTGCAGAGTATCAATTTGTTCATTAATAGTTTCCCATTTTTGTTCTAAAGCATCATCACTTACGTTTTTTACAGAATCTCGCCATTCCTGATTAGTTTTAATAGAATCAGGTCGCATTGGGACATCTGCTTTAGGAGTAGCAATTTTAGCTTCTGGTATTAGACTACCATCCATTGCTCGATTACCTTTTAATCCTCTTGATTGAGCTGCTTGCCTAGCAGCTTTCGCTGCTGCTCTTGATAATGCCATGTAATTTCCTTAGAATAAAGAATATAATCGTGGAGTATAGCACACTTTAGGTAGTTGTGTAGATGTTTTTATCAAATTAGTTAATATCCTGCTATTTCATCGTACGGTTCCCAGTCATCTTCCATATCTATAGAGTACGCGAAGTCTGCTATACTAACTTGGTCTATATAGGCTAGGCTATCCAGTAAATCGTCATGACTTAGGTGGTTAGGGAAGTCTAGCATCTGTGATATAAAGACTTTCCAGTCCCTATCTTCATTAAAACTTATCTGTCCATGTTCCATTCTACCTTGAAGGGACCAAGTAATACGCTCAGTCTTCTTCTTACCGCCATGTCTTAGCTCATCTATATGTACGAACCTATTTTCAGTACGCATCTCATCTTCTAGGTAAGGCATAATAGCATTTTTTAAAGAACCTGTTTCTATTCCTACAGTAGTAGCTTCATTTACTTCAGCAGCTTTGAGTATTTTCTTAGCTGTTTCTTTAATACCCCATCTTCCATGTAAAATATCTTTAACCCACCACTTATCTCTATCTACTTTTACAATAGCTATAGATGTTTCGTCTAATTTAGAGCCTTTTAACCCTCTTTCTTTTTCCACAGCTTCAAATCCAGCAGGGTCTACAGCTATAACAAAGTTTCCTTCCTCAGGTTCTTTACCTGTATGAAACCATTCCTCTTTAAAGATACCTCCAGAGAAAGTTTCAAAGCTTGCTTCAAATTCTT